ACTACAAAAGAACTCAGGAATCAGTATATTAGTTTTGCAAATGGTTCTTCATTTACTTTGAATAGGGTATACGGTGCTCCTGCATTAGAAGTGGACGGGTCTTATATTGTAAGTCTTAGAAATTCTAGAGTTGGTATTTCTCAAACTATTGCTCCAGGAAAGGAAATTGGACTAGCAAGAGTTTATGACTTTGCTTTAGAATCTGGAATTTATAATGAAAATGTAATGAATATTAATGAATGGGATATTTCATTGTATGACATTCAAATGTACAATGAATTTACTGTCAATGAACCAGTTACGCTTACGGTCCCTACTCATATTGTCGGAAAGTCAAGTGGAGCAACCGCGTTCTTAAGATACTCTACTTCTAATTCTGGAATTATAACAGCATATAATATTAGCGGAAACTTTCAAGTAGGTGAAAAATTAATATTTGATGACAGTGAAACAAACTCAAGAGTTTCTATTGCAATAACCGAGTATGGACCATCTGACGCAAGTTCTTTATATGGAATAATAGGCGCAGGATATACTTTTACTGCAGATATTAAACCTTCATACGTATCAGATTTTGGTCCCGTATCTATTAGCACTGTTTCTGGTGGAATTTGTACCGTTAGGACAAGCAATCCAGATCTTTACTTCAACACCGTATTAAAAAATAATGATGTAGTAACATATAATGTTCCTGGAATTTCTACATTTACTTACTCGAGAGTAGTATCAATTTCGGATAAGGCATTTGCTATCACTGGTGTCACTACTGTTCCTGGAATCTGTGAAGGCGCATTACCCTCACAAGCGGTTAATTTAAATAATATGTACTTGTTGAAATCATTATTTCAAAAATCATCAAGTAATAGTTTATTTACACCTTTACCAAAATCAAATATAGCAACAGTAGATTTAACTGACTCTGTATTGGTAATTCGAAAGGAATTTGATGTCCAAATTTCAGCGAATGCGGTTACTGTTTCTCCAACTGTATTAGAAACAAACGAGTCATTTTTAGAATTTGATGAAGAAAATTATGTATTAATCCGAGAAGATGGTGAATTTGAACCACTCTCGGCAGATAAGTTCTCATTCACTGATAATAATAGAGGATTAACAATATTTGGACTTGGTACAAGTACAACTGCAAGACTTATTGCTACTGTTAGGAAAGTTGAAGTAAAGGCAAAACAGAAAAATAAAATTAAAATTTCAACACTTACGATTGATAAGTCATCAAATCCAGGATCTGGAATTGGCGCTAGCACTTTAAATGATGGATTAACTTATGGCAACTATCCATTTGGTACAAGAATACAAGATTCGGAAATATGCTTAAATTATCCCGATGTTTCTAAAGTTTATGCAGTTTTTGAATCTGATAATATATCAGATCCAGTTCTACCTTCACTTTCATTGATTAATATCAATAGTGCAAATGGAACAGTAGATGATTTTATTATTGGTGAGGAAATTTATGGTATTACTAGTGGTGCAGTTACAAAGTATGTCGGCAAAGTAGATTCAACAACGATTAATCATATTTTGATTACTGGAAAGTCATTTTTACCAAATGAGCAAATTGCTTCTGCTGAATCCGGAGTAATAGCAAATATTAATTCCATAAATTCAAATAGTAAAGAAATAACAAAAAATTATACTTTTGCTAGAGGAATACAAAATTACATTTATGACTATTCAAAACTTTTACTTGAACAAGATAAACTACCTCCAACTAAAAAAATAACAGTTGTTTTTGAAAGAGGTGAATATTCGGATTCTGACACGGGAGATTTAACTACGATCGATTCATATTCTCAGTATGATTGGTGCGCAATTCCTTACACTTCCGGTTTTAACAATGGAGATCTTATTGATATTAGACCTAGAGTTGATAACTATACGGTTACGGAAAACTCTAGGTCTCCACTCGAATTTTTAGGAAGATCGTTTGGAGAAACTGGCAATTCTGCGAGAAATATACTTGCTTCGGATAATTCATTAATTTCTAATTATTCATATTATTTGGGAAGAATTGATAAGATTTATCTGTCCAAAGATAATACAATCCAAGTAAGACAGGGAGAACCATCAGAAAATCCAGTACCACCAGAACCTATTGAAAATGCCTTAGAAGTTGCTACTGCTTTTATTCCACCATATCTATGTAATGCTGATAGTGTGGCATTGACTCTCACAGATCATAAGAGATATCAAATGAGAGATATTGCAAGACTTGAAAGTAGAATTAAAAATCTGGAGTATTATACTACACTATCTTTACTTGAAAAGGATACTTCTACATTAACTATTAAAGATGCAAATGGTATTGATAGGTTTAAGAGTGGATTATTTGTAGATAATTTCAAAACCACGACATTCCAAATTAAGCAAACTGAAGTTAAGAATAGTATTGACATTAAGAGAGGTGAGTTAAGACCCGCTCACTATACAACAGAGATTGATTTACTTTTAGGTGATAATACTCTCCTAAATAATGAAGATAGTTATTTCACTGTTTATGACGCTAAAAACTCCAGTGATATTGTTGGAATTGGAGTAACACGTAGCGGACTTATTCCTGAAAGTTTAGGAAAAGGTGTAATTACATTGAATTATAATCAGGTTGTTGAAATATCACAACCATATGCAACAAGAATTGAAAACGTAACTCCTTATTTCGTAACAGTTTATGAAGGAATTATGGAATTAAATCCATCATCAGATATCTGGCTTGATAGAACTCAATTGCAACCAATTACCGTAGAGGGGATTACCGGAGAAGTGACTTCAACAACATTACAACTCTCGAAAGAGCAAATAGACACACAGGCAGGATGGAGTCCTATTGTATGGGACTCTTGGTCTGACCAGTGGACTGGTAGTTTCGCGTAAGGAGATAATAAAATGGCAGGATACTATGGTTTAGGGGTAGATAGAACAGAAAAAAGAAATATAACCGCGGGCGCTGTTGAATCTTTGAGTGCTGGTTTTACCGAATTTTATGCTAGAGTTGCCGGCACTAGTGACAATACTGGACCCATAATAATAAATGCTTCTAATGGCATAGACTATGTATTTACTCCACCCGCAATAAGTGGTGATCCAAGACCTGGAACTGTTAGACCAATTGGACCAAGACCAAAACCACAAGAACCATCAAAACCACCACAGGAGCCACCTCCGACACCTATTTTTCCATGTCCAGACCCAAGTACATTAATTCTATTATCTGACGGGTCTCAAAAAAGAGCAGGAGATCTTCAAGTTGGAGATGTAGTAAGAACTCAACATGAAGATACTCTAGAGTGGGGAGAACATGAGGTTACTTATGTCGAAATTGTAGAAGCAGAAAAATTAGTTCTTACCTTTGACCACGTAGAGTTTATTTGTTCTACATCTCACAAGTTTTATGTGCAGGGTAAAGGTTGGACTGTAGTCAACCAAATGGAAATTGGTGACTTTGTAATTGGTATAGATGAATCACATAAGTTATTAGAAGTAAAAGATAGTTCTTATGGTGATGTAGTCGTAATTCAAGTAGAAGGTGCTCATACTTATATTTCCGAAGGATTACTGTCTCACAACAAAACTATACTTAAACCAGATCCGGAACCACCAACACGTAACCCAACACCAGAACCTGGAGGTCCAGTATTTACTCCCTCTGGACCATCTGGAGGTGGAACTTTTGTTCCAGGACCAGTAACAACAACTACAACAACCACATCAACAACTCAAACAAGAACAGGAACATCCACAAGAATTAATACAACCGTTAATAATAGAAGTTTAGGAAATAGACTTGTAAGTCTGGATGTTCTTCCTTTTATGAGATCCAGAAATGTTGAATTCATAGCAAAGAAACTAAAACCAAATACTCTTGTTTATCCATTCTTTGATGGACAAAATGTTTATGGTTACATAGTACCAAAAATTCTTGAAATTCAAATGGTTTCGGGAACTTTTACTACCGGTGAGACAATTTCTGGAATGTTGATGGGTTCGGAAAATGTTAATATTAACTCCACAGCAACAGAGACATCAATTCAGTTCCGTCTTGCTGCATATAATCATAAATATGGTCCTTACAACAATCCATCTGATACCTTCTCTTCAAGTCCATACAATATAGCAGAACAACTTCAACCATATTCTCCATCATCCACAACTCTAAACGTAGATATAACAAGTCTTTCGGATTTATCTCTTGGAACTTATGGTGGTAATGTTTTCATTGGAATGACTTTGATTGGTAATCAAAGTGGAGCAACTGCTAGAATTATACAAAGAAGACTTGTAACGGATAATATTGGAACTGTTATTGGTTCATTCTTCATTCCAAATCCAAATAGAGCAGGAAATCCTAGATTTTCAACAGGAAATAAGACTTTTAGATTAACTGATAATCCTACTAACGGCACAATTGCGGGTACTTTATACACCTATGCAAATGCCAATTTCTTTGCTGATGGTTTAATTACACAATCACAAGAAAGTGTTCAATCAATACGTAATATTGAAATTCAGACGGCATTTACGAACGAAACAAAAGTAATCACCAACACTACAACAACTAATACTGCAGGAGAACCAATATTCATTCCTAGTTTTCCACCATTGCCGTCACCTGCTCCTGCACCAACTCCAGCTCCTCCACCTTCACCTCCAGCTGGTCCTGGACCAGTGTTTCCAGGACCTACGCCACCACCGCCACCACCGCCACCACCAGGTCCTACTGGTTTACAATCAGTTACTCTCGTAGAACGTCGCAATGCTACACAGATCATTGCCGGAAGAGGCAGCGGCGGAACGGGAGTATTGAGGGATACTGCGTTACAATATTTGGATACTAATGGGGATGGTTTATATGATACCGTAAAGAGAACTGTTTTTAGTGCTCTAGGACCTAACGGCGGTACACAAGATCAAGTTGTTACATCATTTTCTATACCATTAAATGAACAGCAGAGTGTTACTGCTACAGTACAAGCTATCCAAGGCAGCGTCTCTGGAGAGGGTGATAGAAATCCTTTTGTGCGTGCAAGAGAAGAGGGAGATAATGTAATTGTTTTTGAAGGTCAAGGAGGCACTGGCGGCGATCTGAGTCGTGCTTTGGCAGGTTTGGAAAGAGCAGGGATAGATGCAAACCTTGGAGTTCCTTCAGGTCCAGTTGAGCAAAGAGAGAATCTTATTGGTAGGGAATCTGCCGGACCAACTGGCGGAGTTTCTGACTTAAGTGGTATTGCACCTGGTAGAAGGTTCGATTTCTCACCTACGGCTAATCCTATACAAGGACTTCCCCCTACCGGAGGCGCTGTTGCAGCGCCACGCCCAACACTTCCCGGACGCTCTCCAGCATCACAACCACCCGCTGCTGTACCTCCAACATCTACAAGACCCATCCTCCTTGCCGATAGAGATGTAGCACCACTACTAACAACAACAAATGCACGGGTACCATCCGCACCAGTACCTTCAGTACCAACACCGGTAGCAATACCACCATCAGCACCTCAACAAAGAATAACGGTTTCTGCTCCAGCACCACAACCAGTTAATCCGGTTGTAGCATCTCGAACTGCACAAAGTGTTTCGACGACAACATCACCATCAGGTTCTTCTTCGTCAAGTGCATCATCAGGAGTTGCATCGAGAGGTGCTGCTTCTTTCTCTGGAGCAAATTCAAGAAATACTGCCGGATATACCGGTAGAGACCCACTTGCACAAACATTTAAGATTGGTTCTGATGAAGATCAAACCGGAAGATTTATTACATCAGTAGATATTTTCTTCTACACGAAGTCATCAGAACTTCCAGTTTATGTTGAACTACGCTCTGTTGAATTAGGAACACCAACTCAAAAAATCTATCCATTCAGTAAAGTAGAAATACTTCCCAGAAATATTAATATTTCGCAAAATGGAACTATAGCAACAAGAGTTACCTTCCATGCACCAGTATTCCTAGAGGGAAATAAGGAACATGCATTAGTTCTTCTTTCAGACTCTACTGATTATAGTGTCTTTGTTTCTAGACTTGGTGAAGTTGATATTACAACGGCCGCACTTCCAGAATCTCAACAAAGATTAGTTACAACTCAACCCACTCTCGGATCACTCTTTAAGTCCCAGAATGCTTCTACTTGGACCCCATCTCAGTATGAAGACCTTAAGTTTAATTTATTTGCTGCTGTTTTTGAACCTACTGGATCAGTAAATTTCTTCAATCCTCAGTTGAATAGAAGCAATGATCAAATTGCTATTCTCCGCAACAATGGTCTAAACATTGAATCAAGAAGAGTAAGAGTTGGTTTAGGAACCACTCTATCAGCATCCACAATTGCTGATCTCACGGAAGGAAGTTTTGTAATTCAGAGAGATACTAATGCGATTGGTGATTTTGCTTATGTGACTGGTATTGCTACTGGATCTTTGAGTATTCCAAACTCTGGTATTGGTTATACTCCATCATCTGGCACTTTAAGTTATTCTAACGTTCCTCTCACATCAATAACTGGATTTGGTAGAGGGGCAACGGCATCTATCACTGTAACAAATGGTAGTATTACTGCTGCGGGCATTTCTTCTGGAGGTACCGGATATCAGGTTGGTGACATTTTAACTGCTGATAATATTGGCATTACTTCAATTGGTAGAAATCTAAGACTTTCTGTCCAAGCACTATCAGCGTTCAATGAACTAGTAATTGATAATGTTCAAGGTGAATTTGAAGTTGGAGTTGCTAAATCAATTCGTTATTTCAGTGCAATTCCTGGAATTGGATATACTGATCTGAATGGAGGATCTGTATTTGCTAATAATATTAATGTTGAAAGAGATGGACTTCATATTGATGTGAAGCACAGAAATCATGGAATGCACGCAAGAACTAACATCGTTAAAATTTCAAATGTTACTTCTGATATTACTCCAATTAAACTTACCAATGATACGGAAAGAGACTTTACTGGAAATCTTGTAGTAACTGGTTTTACTACTAATTTCAATACTTTCGAGAACGTTGGTATTTCATCAACAAATCCGGGTTATGTTGTAGTTAACTCGGAGATTATTTCTTACACTGGAGTAACTGCCGACACACTAACTGGAATTACTAGAGGTGTTGATTCCACTCTTCAAATTAGACATCCTGCCAATTCATTCATTTATAAGTATGAACTTGGTGGAGTATCTTTAAGAAGAATTAACACTACACATACCCTACAAGACGCTGATGATGACAAGGAAAACACATTAGATTCTTATTACATTAAGATCGATCCATCTTCCAATGGCGTCAATAGAAGCACGGGTATAAGTTTACCAAAACTTTATCTCAATTCCACTAAGTCTACTGGTGGTTCTATTATTGAAGCAACTCAAAATATTCAATATGAGATTGCGCAACCATTAGTACAAACATTTACGCCACCACAAACTACCATTACTGCTTCATTAAGAACAATAAGTGGAACTAGTATTGATGGTTCTGAGGAGTCATTCTTAGACAGAGGTACTCAAACTATTAAATTAAATGAGGACAATTTCTTCGAAAACCCAAGAATTATTGCAGCAAGAGTAAATGAAAGAGCATTCCTGAATAATATTATTCAGGGAAATAAGTCATTACAGATGACTTTAAACCTTTCTACAACAAATCAATACCTATCTCCGGTGATTGATCTTGATAGAGTTGGTATGATTCTAACTTCAAATAGAGTAAATTCTCCGGTAACTAGTTATAGTTCTGATGAAAGAGTATCTCTATTAGAAACCGATCCAAATGCTTTCGTCTATGCTTCAACTCCAATTCAATTGGAGGTTCCTGCAACATCTATTAAGATTATTGTTTCTGCCCATTTAAATACATATAATGATCTGAGAGCAATGTTTGCTATTATGAAAGATGCTAATGATAAACCAATTTACTATCCATTCCCCGGAAGTGGAAATATAACTGGTGATGGAAGAACTGTTAATATATCATATAATGATGGAAGACCCGATCTTCCATTGAAGTTGACCTCTAAACTTGGATTTAAGAGCGAAGAAGTTGATTTTACTGACTATGAGTTTACAGTCAATGAACTTGAAACATTCAAGTATTTTAGCGTAAAACTAATCGGTTCTTCTACTTCACAAACATATCCACCAAGACTTAGAGATTTGAGAATTATTGCCCTCGCTTAATTATGGAAAAAGTACAAGTTAAAGGGCATTCAAATCTCTTTAGGGATAAATCCAGTAACGCCATATTAAATACTGATATGAACGCATACCAAAATTACAAGGAATCTAAGAGAATTAAGGAGGAAGAAACTAAACGTATTGCCAATATTGAAGACGACCTTAATTCTCTTAAAGGTGATATTGATGAAATTAAAAATTTACTAAGGAGTTTGGTTAATGGATCCTGATAAAGTTAAATTGGAAAGTTTGAATAAATTATTTGAATATGAAAAACTTGCTAGAGATATAGATAGTATAGATGATATCGAAACTCTCAGAGATTTATCAAAGAGTTACATAAAATTATATCTTAGTCAACAAGAAGCAATTTCGAATCTTAATTTCTAATGGCTCAACCATCTACCAGACAAGAATTAATTGATTATTGCAAGAGAAAACTGGGAGCACCAGTTTTGGAAATTAATGTTGCCGATGAGCAAATTGAAGATTTGGTAGATGATGCTATTCAGTTCTTCCAAGAACGTCACTTTGATGGCGTTTACCCTACATTTTATAAGTATCAAATCACACAAAATGACATTGATAGGGGAAGAGCAGGACTAGGTAGAAGTAATACTGGATTGGCAACAACATCCGTTACTACAAACATTGTAGGAACTGCAACGACATTTACCTATAGCGAGAATAGTAATTATCTTCAGGTTCCACCTAACATAATAGGAATTAATAAAATCTTCACTTTTGATGGTACAAATACCATCACAAATAACATGTTCAGTGTGAAGTATCAGTTGTTCTTGAATGATGTTTATTACTGGGGAACAACTGAACTGCTAAGTTTTGCAATGGTTAAGACATACTTAGAAGATCTAGATTTCTTGCTGAACACGCAAAAACAAATAAGATTTAATAAAAGACAAGATAGGTTATATTTGGATATTGACTGGGGCGCAGTTTCTCCTGGACAGTATATCATTATTGATTGTTATTCTACTCTTGATCCTAACGATTATTCTAGAGTATGGAATGATTCATTCATCAAACCATATTTAACTTCTTTGATTAAAAAGCAATGGGGTCAAAATATGATGAAATTTACTGGAGTTAAACTTCCAGGTGGTGTGGAATTAAATGGTAGACAGATGTTTGATGATGCTCAAAGAGAAATTGATATCTTAATGGAGAAAATGTCTAATACTTATGAACTTCCACCACTAGACATGATTGGATAGGTTAAATTATGCTCAATCCATTCTTTCTACAAGGTTCCAAGGGAGAACAAGGTCTTATACAAGACCTAATAAACGAACAATTGAGAATGTATGGTGTTGAAGTTTTTTATCTTCCTCGCCAATATATCACGGAAAAAACAATTATAAAAGAAGTTATTGAATCCCAATTTACCAGTGCTCTACCAATAGAAGCATATGTTGATACATATGAAGGATATGGTGGACAAGGTACACTATTATCAAAATTTGGCGTACAAGATATAGATGATTTAACATTAATTATATCCAGAGAGAGGTGGGAAAGTTATATACAACCTCTTATCAGAAATAAACCAAGTATAAAACTATCAAAAAGACCAAAAGAGGGAGACTTAATCTATTTTCCTCTAGGCGATCGTTTATTTGAAATAAAGTTTGTTGAGCATGAAAAACCATTTTATCAATTGCAAGGATTATATACTTATGAATTAAGATGTGAACTCTTTAGGTATGAAGATGAAGTTATTGATACTGGAATTGATAATATTGACGACAACACTGCCCAGGATGCAATCATTCAAACTCTCCAGTTAGTAGGCATTGGATCTACTGCAACCGCAATAACTGGAGTTGTAAATGGTGGGGTTAAATCTGTAACTATATTAAATAGGGGCAATAACTATACTTCAGCACCAGTTGTTGCATTCTCTTCTGCTCCATTTGGAGGTATCACTGCAACTGGAATTGCAACAATGCTTGGTGGAATTGTAGATATCTGTGGACCAGATGAAACTAAATTGCGCGTTCAGGCAGTTGAACTTATTAATCCTGGTGCAGGATATACAGTTGCTCCAAAAATTTCCTTTACTGGTGGTGGAGGATCTGGTGCAGTAGGAATAGCATCAATTGGAAACGGTATAGTTGGTGTTATTACGGTTACCCGCGGAGGAAGTGGATATGTAACACCACCTACCGTATCTTTCTCTGGAATTCCGACAGTAAATGCTTCTGCAAGAGCTATTATTAATGATGCAGGAGAAGTGACTCAAATTAGGATTACAAATTCTGGTCTCGGATATATCACTACACCAACTATTACCATTTCATCTCCAAACATATATGTTGGATTTGGAACTTACATTTATAATGAAGTAGTTGTTGGAAGCGCAAGTAGCGTAACTGCTAGAGTTAAGAGTTGGAACGCTATTACTAAGGTATTGGAAGTATCAAATATTAATGGCACCTTTACTCCAGGGGAGACATTAATTGGACAAACATCCGCAGCGCAATATTCATTAAAAACTGCATATACTGATAATCTTGGTCCAACTAATAATCTGGATGAAGCATATTCGGGTAATGATGCAAAGGATCGTTTTGCTGATAATAAACAAATAGAAATAGAATCAGATGCAATTTTAGATTTTAGTGAAGAAAACCCATTCGGAATTCCTTAAATTATTAAATAGTTAAATAGTACTATGTATCCAATAGAACTATGTTTGACTATTTTTATCACGAGATCCTGAGGAAGACTATTATTGGTTTTGGAACTCTTTTTAATAGTATAACAGTAAAGCATAAAAAAGATAGTGGGGAAGTAATATCTCTAATTAAGGTTCCGATAGCATATGGACCAATTCAGAAGTTTCTTGCTCGTGTTGAGCAGCAACCTAATTTAAATAAACCAGTTCAAATCACTCTACCAAGAATGTCTTTTGAACTGGTTGGGTTAAACTACGATCCAACTAGGAAGGTAACTTCAACACAAACATTTTTAAGTCCATCTACTACTGATGGAACAGATATCAGAAAAGCATATATGCCTGTTCCATATAACATGGATTTTGAATTAAGTATAATGACCAAGTTGGATGATGATATGCTTCAAATTGTAGAGCAAATATTACCATATTTTGGACCATCATATACCATAAGTATTAACCTATTAAACTTGATTGGTGAAAAGAGGGATGTTCCAGTAACATTGAATAGTATTTCAATGTCTGATGATTATGAAGGTGATTTTACTACTCGTAGAGCATTGGTTTATACTTTACGATTTACTGCAAAAAATTACCTATTTGGTCCTATTTCTTCTGCTTCGGACGATATCATCAAAAAGGTTTCTCTTGGATTTATATCTGGAGACACTAGGTCTACGACAAGAGATCTTACTTATAGTGCAGAACCAATTGCAACAAAGAGTTATACTAATAATTCAGTAACACTAGTTTCTGAAGATATTGGACTTGAGGATAATGCAATTAATGTTTCAAATGCTTCAAGCATATCAGTAAACAGTTACATTACTATTGGAGATGAAACATTACAGATAACTAAGAAATCAGGAAATACTTTAAATGTAGTTAGGGGTGCTTATGGAACTCCAATTTCAATTCATGTTTCTGGAACAGACGTAAAACTTATTACTGATGCTGATAATGATTTGATTGAATTTGGGGATGATTTTGGGTTTGGAATTTCCTTTAGTTAAGACTTATGAGTAAAAAATTTGAAAAATTAGATGAAGTGTTTAATGTTTCTAGCGAAACTATTTCTGCAGAACTTGATACCGTAGATAAAGATCTAAAGTCTCTTGTGAAAAAACAAGAGACCGAAGATGCAACTAAAAAAACTGATATTGAAAAAGATTATGAATATGCTAGAGGTAATTTGTATTCTCTAATGGAGAAAAGTCAAGAAGCACTTAATGGTATTCTTGAATTAGCACAGGAGAGTGATATGCCCCGTGCATATGAAGTTGCAGGACAATTAATTAAAAGCACTGGGGAAATCGCAGATAAGATACTTTTGGTTCATAAAATATTAAAAGATGTTGAAGAAGATAAACCAAAGGGTCCAACAACTGTTAACAATGCACTTTTTGTTGGTTCTACTGCTGACCTGGCAAAATTTTTAAAACAACAATCCGAAAATGAAAACGTTTAAGCAGTTTCAAGAAGATTGGAGCAATAAATATAAAAAGAGTATTGATTGCTCAAATCCAAAAGGATTTTCCCAAAAAGCACACTGTGCGGGTAGATCCAAAAGAGCAAAAGGCGAAGAAACTAAATCAAAACCAGTTGAATAATGCCCAAACTTAAATCCCATAAAACAGTCGAACAAATTGCAAAGAAGCATCGTCTTGATGTTTCTTTCATACAAAAGCAACTTGATATGGGAGAACCTATTGAGCATGAACATACCAAGGATCATGAACTTGCAATGTATATCGCTCTTCAACATCTTGATGAAATTCCAGATTATTATACTCGTTTGAAAAAAATGGAGGCAGATGCTAAAAAGCATCATAAAAAATTTAAAGATGTAAAAGAAGAATGTGACTGTGAGAAAAATGCGGTTAATGAACTTGAAGTTGGTCTTAAAAAACTAAACAATACTTCTTACGATTCCATAGATAAACTTATGCGTCGTATTATGAAAAAACATGATATGACTGCGAAAGAACTTCACAATTCTTTTG